AACGGTAAGTGCGTATGCCAAAGAAAACATAGGAAAAGACACGAATATCTTCATTGGATGGCGTAACGCACTTAATATGCTTAAAATGACTCCACAGGCAGATACAATGTATAATGCTCTGACCATTCAAGGCGATGAAGAGTTAGATATTACGAGAGTCAATTATGGTCGAAGTTATATCTATAATCTTGACTACTATTTGACTACAAACTACTTTCCTCAAGAAACTATTGATAAGATCAAAATATGGCAAAAGTGGCAAATTGATAACCACGCTAAATATATTGAGAACGGAAAGAAGTCTGCGGAATATCAGGCAAAGATAGATGAAATTTACTATCGTGTACCAAATGATGGTATTCAGATTGCTCAATATAAAACAATGGATCAAGAAACTCTTGAGAAAACTCTAAAAATGTATGAGCAGATGCTTACTACAATCCAAGTCAGTGTAGATACAAGAGATGACCATGAGAAAGATTCAAACGGAAATTATACCAAATGGGATAAACCAGATGATATTCAGAATCGTGTCTATAAACCTTGGACTACTTCTTCTGGCGAAGTTGATCATGAAAAATATCTTGCTTTACTAAAAGAAAGCAATAAAGGATATTATACATATCAAGAATTAAGAGATTATATTATTCCAAATATTAAGGTAGCAATTCAAAACTTGCATTTATCCGATGATAAGAAGATTGATTATAATGATGAATTTGAATCAAATTGGGATTTATATGGAATCAAAGAACTTGAAGGTAAGCGTGATGAATATAAGAAACAGATTATGGATATTCTCGCTGCATATCAAAAAGATTGGAAAGACCTTACTGATGAAGAGATTAGCAAAGCTGGTGTAAAGGATGAAAAAACCTATAATGTATTCCATAAGAATTTTATTAAGTACAAAAATTGGCTTGGCGATGAAAACACAGAAGGGTCACTTCTATATAAATTAAAAGAGTTAAACGCACAGGTCGATGAACTTAAAACTCAGAAGAAACCATATGACGATGTAATGACAGATATGAATACTCATTCTGAACTCAATGATCCGCAATTTGGATTGACAGATAAAGAATACACCGCTGTCATGAACATTGTTCGTATGGGAGATTATACAAACAATAATATCTTTACTACTTCTCTTGATGACGCAGTAACATCTTACGAGCATTGCGAAGAATTATATCAAGATGGATTAAAACGTATCTCTGAAACTTCTCAACCACAATATCAGATTGAGACTTCTCTCGATAACATTCTCTCTTTAAATGAATATGCAGACGTAGATTCAGATAATAAACAAGGTTGGCATAATCAGTTTACGGTTGGTAACTTTATTCGAGTTGGCGTACGTGATGATTATGCAGTTAAGTTAAGATTATTGACAATTGCATACAATCCTTGCACAAAAAGTTCGGAAATTAGTGTTACATATACTAATATGATCACTAGTCTAACAGGTAGAGATGATTTCTCTTATCTGTTTGACGATACTGCTGCTTCGCAAAAAAATAGTATTTCTGTTGGAACAGGCGACTCTAAAGATTCTGTTGAGTATATGACTAATATGCTTCAGAGAATGACAAATAGTTCTTTGTTTGGGAATGCAGTGAACAGTAGTGTACAAAATATATTAAGCGATCAAGGAACAATTAACAAACTGTTTGGAGATTATCTGAATTATAAAGTAATTAATGTCGGTAATATCACTGGCGACAAAGCTGAGTTTAATGAGTTATTTAGCAAATATATAAATTCAGAATATATTGCTGCGAATTCGGCTGATATTAAAAAGTTAAATACAGACGTTGCCAATATTAACTCTGCAATCATCGGTACTTCTTCTACAGAAACAGGTATCGTATTCAACCTTTCCTCAGCAAATGCAAAGTTTGACAGTGCATGGATCATAAACGGAATCGCAGGGAAAATGACGATCGGTGACTTAGCCGCAGGCGATATTACAATCTCTGACACAATGCGAATCTTATCTGAGAACGGCAACTTTATAATGAACGGGTCTGCCATGCAGTTTTTAGATACTAAGGGCAATGTTGGAATCCAGATCGGTTATGATACAAACAAAAATCCTAGCATTATTATCAAAGACGATAAAGGTGCAACGATCATGACAAGTCAAGGCATTACTAAGGATGCGATTGCTGATGGATTGATTGTAAATAATATGCTTGGAGATAAATCTGTTTCTAAAGATAAATTAAGCTTTTCTACTGTTGAAGCGAACGCACAAGGCGGAGTTGATATTACACAGATTTATGATGGTAAAGGCGGTTTATGGGGAGAAGAGTATACGACATTTAAGGAAAGTGTAAATAGTACATTAGATGATTTTGATTCTCAAATGAATGAGATGGGTTATAATATCATTCTTACTTCTTCTACAGGAGCAAGGCTTGGTGTGGACGGAACATCTACATTGAGTATCACATTGACAAAAAATGGTTCAGATGTAACAAACAAATGGTCAGAAAATCACTTTGAATGGTGCAGAAAATCATCTGATTTAGACGGAGATACTTATTGGAATGAACAGCACTCTGGTATGAAAAGTGTTGTTGTAAATAGACAAGATATTATGAATGGAGCGACTTTTGGTTGCTCTTTTGTTGTTGATGGGGAAACATTAGCAACGACTTTAAATTAAGGAGGAAAATTATATGGGAAAAGTGCTTGCCTATGGCGAGATTACAATTACAGACCTAACAGACGGGAAGCAGATACAAGCATATGTGACATCGAACCAACCAAATTTTGTATCATACGATCCCAATGCAACTACAAAATATAATCCTGACTGGTCAGCAAGTAAATTGGTACTTACGCCAGTCATTTTTATTGATAATAAACAGGTGTCATTAACTCAGACTGGGTTAAGCATTACTTGGCAGAGAAAAGTTGGATCAGCAGCATCTACAAATATTGTCACAGGAGAAAGTGTATCTAGTGGAGTGTTAAGTGTTAGCAAAAGTATGTTAGTGCCTAATAGTTCAGAAATGATCACTTATATTTGTAGTATCGTTTATACTGATCCAGATACACAAATTAAAGCAGAAACAAGATGTCAGATGTCCTTTACTCTGGTGAAACAAGCTACTGAATTATCCGACTGTAGCATTACTGGAGATACGACATTTAAATACAATGGAGATGGAGCAATTACTTCTGCTTCTTCTATCACATTAACTGCTGTGTTAACAAATACTTCTGTAAAACAATGGCAATATAAAAAATCAGATGGGACATTCGCTGCTTATCCTAGTGCTGGCACAACTACTACTCTTACTGTAAATCACAATGATGCAGTGTTTGTAAACGATGTGGCAGTTATTAAATTACTTACAAATGATGATAATGTTTATGATATTCATCAGATTGTTAAGTTAAGGGACGGAGCGGCAGGTAAGGATGTTTATAGTTGTGTATTAAGTAATGATACACAATCTGTGCCTTGTAACGCCAATGGTGGATTATATAGTTCATCTCTCACAGGTGCTGATACTACAATTACTATCTACAAAGGTGGAGTTGATGACTCAGCAAACTGGACTATCAAAGCTACTCCAAGCAATGGTATCACAGGTACATGGGATGGAGACACAAGAAAGTATACTGTTACAGGAATTACTGTTGATTCTGGTTATGTTGAATTTGTATGTACTAAATCAGGTCAGGCAAATATTACAAAAAGATTTTCTTTAAATAAAGATAGATCTGGTAGTGATGCAACTATTTATCAGGTAAATGCCGAAGCTAATGTGCTGAAATTAAACGCTTCTAATGTATTTAGTCCAACACAGGCTAAATTTAGTGCTACTAAAAGAGTTGGAAATACTACATCTGCAACAGCCTACTCTGGTAGATTTAAAATCTCTGAAAGCACAGATGGAAATACATATACAGTTAAATACACATCAAGTTCTGATCAAAGCAGTGTAAACTATACACCTTCTAGCACGAGTATTAAGACAATCAAAGCAGAATTGTATGCTTCTGGTGGTACAACTACATTATTGGATACTCAGACCGTAACAATTATTGCTGATGGTAAAAATGGTACAAATGGTACAAACGGTACTTCTGCTGTAAGTACAGTTCTTGGAAATTATAGTGAAGTAATTCCTTGTAATTCTAATGGGACTGCTAGTGCTGCAAAAGATATCACAATTCCTTATTCTTGCTATAAAGGAACGACAAGAATCGCAGGTAAAGCTACTGTAGGGACATTACCAAGTGGAATAACTGTAAAATCCAATACAGATGCAACTGCTTCTGCTGAAGGATCAATTATCTTAACTGTTGCGAATGGAGCTTCTTTAGCAAGTGCCATGAGTGGAGATATTACTATTTCTATAGTTGCAGCAGGATTAACATCTACGCACAAATTTAATTGGAGCAAAAATACGAAAGCCACAAATGGCGTAAATGCTATATTATTCCAAGCTTATGCACCTAATGGAAATCATATCATCAATGGCGAGAACACGGTTTTATTACAAACGACATTAACAAATGGTACAACCACTGTCACTTCTGGTGTTACATATCAATGGAGCAAATATGTTAGCGGAGCTTATCAGAATATCGCAAGTGCTACGTCTGCGAATTTAACAGTAACGCCTAGCATGGTAGATTCTGTTGCTTCGTTCAGATGTAATGCTGTTTATGGTGGTAAGACATATTCTGCATATGTTAGTGTTATTGATCAGAGCGATCCATGTTCAATTAATGTATTGAGTTCTTTAGGAGATCAGTTGATTAACGGACAGGGTGCAGGTGCTTTATATGTAATCGTTACAAGAAACGGAAAAGAAATTGATACATTGAAATCTACAACATTCTCTACTTCTGCTCCTACAAAGCCTGCAAGTGGAGATTTTTATTATAAAGTAGATGCTTCTGCTAAAACAGTTACTTTAATGAAATATAATGGAACGGCTTGGTCAGCAGCTACTGGCAACGATCTTCCAAAATATACTTACAATTGGACTCGAAGAGATAAAAAAGGGGTTGAATTAGACACAGCTTCTAATTATGCATCTGGAAAAGCAATTTTCTTAGATTCATCTGTTGTAAATGGGAAAATGATTTTCGGCTGTGAAGTCGTTGACGATAGTGAATAGGCAATAATGTCAGGGCGTACATTATTGTCTTTTTTTAATGTACGCCCAATTATCGTTAAGGAGGAAATATTTGAATGGGTAAAACTTTAGGCTATGGTGAGATTACTGTTGCCAACGTGACAGAACCTTTCACAGTCATGTTAACAAACGAAGCACAGCAATTCGCTACAGATTCAAATAGAAAAGTAACTTCCGCACAAAGTTACTATACAGACATTATTGTTATTCGTGGTAGTCAGGAGCGGACTGATTACACAATTGGAAATATTACTTCTGGTAGTGGGATTACTGTCAGTAAAAACAGTAAAAGAGTTACGTTTAGTGTTAGTGCTGGTACTACTATCGGTGCCGATGCAGGAGTAATTGAGATTCCTATTACGCTTGATGGGCAGACTGTTAAGAAACAGTTTTCTTGGAGTTGTGGGAAACAAGGACCTCAAGGTGTTAAAGGTCAAGATGGGAATAGTTTTGCTTGGAATATGTTAAGTGAAACAAATTGTGGTAAAAAACATTGGGGAACAGAGTCTTCTGGCGGAAAATATTCTGTTGAAGATTTTATTACAGAAGATAATATCGATGCTGTAAAACTAATTTGTACTGAGGCTATATCTACATCAAATTGGTCTTATGTTTCATTTAAAGATATTAAGATGTTGAAACAACTGAAACCATCTACAAAATATACATTAAGTTACGATATTAAAGCAAACAGATCAGGAGCTATAAGTCACTCTATATGTAAAGGAGATGTAAGTAATTTTTGCACTAATACTGTCGTTGTAAACAATATAATTGGGAATGAAACGTGGCAACACATCTCAGTAGTTTTAACTACGAACGATTTAAAAACAACACCTACAAACGAAATTCTATATCTAGGCAGAAATGCTTTAAGTAAAGTAGGTTATTCTATCATCAAAAATCTCAAACTAGTTGAAGGAGATATCGACACTCCTTGGAGTCCATCTCAATCAGATATCGAAGGAAAAGGCGTTGTAGAAACAGTTCAATACTACTTAGCAACATCTCAAGCCTCTGGAGTAACTTCTTCTACTTCTGGTTGGAGTACAGACATTACAACTCAAAAACTAACTGCTGATAAAAAGTATTTATGGAACTGTTATCAGACAAAATATAGTGATGGCACGAGTGAACCTATCAGCACACCTAAGGTTATTGGTGTATATGGAGATAAGGGTCAAAATGCCAAAAACCTCTCTATCACACCTTCATCTCAATATTTCAAGTCTACAGATGGTGGTAAAACATTTGCACCAAACACAATCACAATCAAACCTACTATTCAAGGAGAAATCAGCTTTGGTAAATGGCAATACAGTATTGATGGTGGAATTAGCTTCGCTGATGTTGTGAGTGAACAGAAAGGCTTGACGGTCAGTAATAATGTGTTGACTGTTAGCAAAGATAGTAGTTTATACAGTGATGCTGTTACTATGGTCACTTTCAGAGCTGTTGCTAGTGATAGTAGTTTTTATGATACGTGTAGTATTGCTAAGATTTATGATGTGAGTGATATTGGTGATGGTAGGAATTTATGGATTACTAGAGATAATATTACATTACAAGCTTGTGAAAAAGATAAATATATATATACAACGACTGGTACTTCAGCTGTTTGCATTGGAGCCACTGGTAGTTCGGTGGGTACAAACACTATTGCGTTACAGACTGGAACTAAGTATACAATTTCATTCGTAATCAGTTCTCCATCTGAGGTAGGCAATACTCAGTGGTATTTTTGCACTGCGTTAAATAGCACAGGTGTTAAAAATTATGGTGGATATGGTGTAAAATTAGTTACAGGCGAGAATATTGTTAGCCAAACAATTACTGTAGATACTTCTTGTGATACAGCTGGGTTAGTCTTGTATAATCTTCCAACTGGTTGTGTTATTAAAGACATTCAAGTAGAAAAGGGTTCTTCTCCTACTGGTTGGACACCAGCTCCCGAGGACGTTCAAACAGCGATTTTATCTACCAAATCAGAAATATCTGACGTGAGTTTAAAGGTGGATAAAAACAAGCAAGCCATTGAACAAAGAGTAGAAAAGACTACTTATCAGCAAGATTTGAATTTGGTTAAAGGTGATATTAGCAAAGCGAATGAAGGACTGAATAAGTGGAGATATGAGATTTATCCTAAGAGTTTGTTTGCAAGTGAATATCAAGGTAAGAGTACAATGGATGTATTTGCTAAGAATACAAATCTTACACCTAGGCAGAGTGTGTTGATTAATGATACGGATTTAAGTATCCAATGGGACTATGCAGGAAACTATATTGGCTACGCTCTTACATTTACAAAATTCTCTGCTGCTAAAAGTGTTGCAATTACATTTGTACATGATGATGGAGCACATATTTATTTGAATGGTAAATTGATCGGTGGCAGTGATGCGTACAATAGGAATGGTGAATCTTTGACATTAGGCTTCGTAAAAGGATGGAATTGCATTGAGGTTGTTGTAAATGAAGGTGGTTCCACAGAAGGATTCACATTAGGTACAACTATTTCTGCTCTGTCAGAATGTCAACTCATGAACTGCTATTATGGTACACCTGTTGCTAGACAGTCTCACATTACAAATCAGCTGGTGGAAAACACGACTAATATTAATGGTATTAGCACAAAAGTCAGTAAGGTCACGAGCGTAATTGGTGACAATGGTGAGAACTTTACAAGTTTTAAGAAGGACTACAGTGATTTTAAGCAGACGATGAATGGATTTAAAACGACTGTTGGTCAAACTTATGTGACTAAGGATGATTTTAATGGACTTGAAATTGGTGGAAGAAATTTGTTGCTGTATTCTCAAACTATTAGAGCACATAATGATTATTATAACGTTGGTTGGTTAACAGACGAAGTCGAAACATTTAACGGATGCCCTGTATGGTCGGTTAAAAATCAATGGGGAAAGCTGGCATGGTTGTTCAAATCACATGTTATTGATAGAGGATTGGTTAAAGTTGGAGATACATTGACATACTCCTTATACGCCAAAACAAATAACGTATCTGGAAAAAGCATTAATTGTTCGTACCGATTCAAAGGGGATGCAAATGCTTATTGGTTCAATGGTTCGGGTTTTAATGTTGGTACAAGTTGGGCAAGATATTCTGTCACATTTACAGTTACAAAAGATATGTTGGCAGCTGATACATATATGACCGAAATTGGATTCGAAGAAACAGCTTCTATGTCTGGAGACGATAAAGTTTATTATGCATGTCCTAAACTTGAGCGTGGAACAAAAGCCACAGATTACACTCCAGCTCCTGAGGACAATGAAGTCAACGGACAAAACCTAGTAAGTAATCTTCCTTCTAATTGGGAGCAAGGAACTGTCTCAGAAAGTTCTGCTGTTGGAACAACATATGCCAACACCAAAAGTTCTAACGCTGATACCATTCGTCCAAAAGAATTAATTCCTGTCCATGGAGACATTACGATTTCAGCTGCTTATTCAAATCAATCTAAGAAACCTATTAGACATTGGATTGCTGCATATGATATTAATAAAAATTATCTTGGGAATAATTATGTTTCTAATGCATGGAATAGCTTCCCAAGAACTCTTAATATGAAGGATGCTAAATATATAGCCATTATGGTTAGTTATACTGATTCTTCAGCCATTACTCCTTCCGACATTTCACAAATCTGTCTAAAGATTGAGCGTGGTACTTCTGCTACACCATTCACATTAGCACCAGAAGATGTAAATGGAAAGATTGTTAATGTAGAAACTATTGCTAATCAGACCGCTAATAAATTTGAGTGGATTGTTAAAAGCGGAGATAGTTCTAGTAATTTTACTTTAACTGATCGTGTTGCTGATCTTGTCGCTGAGAGGATTAACTTCAAGGGGTTGGTTACTTTTAGTGGGTTAAGTACTGATGCTAAAAATGAAATTGGAAAAGTAGCACAGAGTAAAGTCGATGGTTTAGAGGTTGGTGGCAGAAATTTATTAGTTCAAAAAAATATCACAGAAGGCTATTTGTCTACAGATGGTAAAGGAAGTTTTATTGGTTCTGGCGGTGGAGATCAAACTAGTGATTGGATAGATGTTTCAGGAAATAAATATATAACAGTTACTCTATATGAAGATTTTACAAACACAAATAATTCAGGAAGATATTGTGAGTATGATGCCGATAAAAATTGTATAAATACTGTTGTTTATAATCCAAGACAAAAAAGCAGTATTATTATAGAACTGAAAAGCAATACAAAGTATATAAGAGTTACTGCAATAGAATGCAAAACACGAAGGTATAAGATTGAAGCAGGAAACAAAGCCACAGATTGGACTCCTGCTCCTGAAGATGTTTCTCAGGATGCAACTAATAAAGCAAGTCAAGCTTTAACAGATGCCGAAAACTACTCTTCTAATGCAGTTAACTGGGTAGCTAGCAATGGTTCATCAACAACAAGTCTTAATTCAATGGTTAAAAAATGGACAGATGGAGCAGTAAGTGATACTACGCAGATTAATGGTGGATGGATTAAAGCAAATACTATTACTGCTAGTAAGATTGCTGTTGGTGATTTTACGAACTATTGCCAATTAGATAAAGACACCGCATCTTCTTATGGTTTTACAGCTACAGATGATACAAAAGGCGTTTGGTTTACTGCTAGTCCGATAGATAGAGATAAGCATATTTCTCAATGGTTTACATGTGAAGGTGGTCAAAAACTATATGTAGAATATGATTTATCAACTACCGTGAAAGGTAAAGTTGAGGCTTCTGATACCGACATTTCTTATTTAACGTCTGGAATTATGATATATGCAGCCAATGGTGCCAAGCAAATTGTTTCATATATGAGATCCAAAGGCGTAACGGCTACATCAGACGGGGCAATTACACATGTTAGTTTAGTTGAAACATTGCCAGCTGACACAAGATTTTTTAAGGTTGTCTTACAAACTAATGGGCAAGGAAATACATTTTCTGGCACATTAAAGATTCGTAACCCTCAAGTTAGAAAAGCTACAACTGGTAAACTTATCGTAGACGGTTCTATCACAGCCGATAAAATCGCAGCTAATGCTATTACAGCAGATAAAATCGCAACAGATGCCATTAAATCTCACAACTACATCTCTTCTGGTGGTACGCAGGGATCATTTTTGAATCTGAAGGATGGCAGCTTTACAGCCCCTAATTTGAGTTGGGATTTAAATGGTAATTTGATTGCCAAGAATGCCAACTTAAGTGGTGAGATTACAGCTACGAAAGGTAAGATTGGTAAATACACTATTACTGATCAATGGTTAATTACTGGTTCTGGTTCTACTGCGAGTGGTTTTGGTGGAAATCAGGCTTTCTGGGCAGGAAGTAGTAGTTCCAATGATGCTCCTTTCCGAGTTGGCTATAATGGCAAATTATATGCTAATGGTGCTACTATTTCAGGTGATATAACCGCTACGACTGGCAAGATCGGTGATTTAACACTAAAGGATGGAATACTGACAGGCACTGGAAGTTATAGTGAACCTTATACCGAAGATGATGATGGTACAGTAACCTCTACCATTACAACCAACTATATTACAAAACTGTTTGGTAAGGGATTAACTATTGATTCAACAGTTAAATATTCAGACGAGGACGATGTTTACTCCTATAAGGTAAGTGTCTTACCTGATGAAATTTCTTTTACAGACGGAGAAGAAATAGGTATGTTGGGCGCAGGTGGATTACAAATCTTGCAAGTTAACGACAATTCTGATAGCTATAGTAGCGAAGCTAATGAAGTTTCGTTATCAAGCGGCGCTTCTAATTTCTATTACACTACCCCTGTTAATCAGACTACCGACAAATACTTGCATGTTTGTTTTTCTGCTGATGGTGCGTCTTTTATGGCGTCTCAAGGAGATAAATTTAATTCTTTTGATATAGGGTATTCTAGTGCAAAATATTCTGGTAATTTCGCTGCAAATAAATTCGTGTATACAGGAAATTCTTTAAACTATGTAGAATGCCTTGAAGCTAACGATACAACAAATATTTATTTTCATTCAAATGGTTACTATTCATTCAGAGTAAACAATGAAGGCAACTGGAGCAATGAAACTCAATCTGTTTACATTACCGAACGTGGAATATCTGTTCCTGGACAAATTGGATTATATTCACAAGAAATGAGCAATTATGTCGCTAGATACTATATTGCAGGTTCAACCAAATCAACAGCTATCGGTAACAACAGTTATCAAACACGAATCTATGGATCATCTGTATGGGCAAATAAAGCTGTTTCCACTTCTGATGTTCGTCTAAAACAAGATTTCCAATCTTTAGATAAATTTGAAGACTTATATATGCAATTGCAGCCAGTAAGCTTCAAATATATTGATGGCTATGATAAATCTGAAGACAGATATTTTGGATTAAAAGCACAACCAACAGAAAAATTGTTTGAAGATATGGGCGAAAACCCTGATGATTATGCAATGTTTAACAAGTTTGGAATTGACCATGAAGATATTAAAGAAAGAATCGGATATGACGTAGACTTTGATGAAGAACACGGATTAGACTACACAAATCTAATTACTTTGAATACTCACATGGTTCAGAAAACTCGTAGAGAATTAGCCGAACTTCAAAAAGAAAACGCTGAACTTAAAGATATGCTTAAAACAATCGTGGAAAAAATAAATATGTAACAAAAATTAAATAACTACTACACAGATTAGAGCAGTTTTCGGACTGCTCTTTTTGTATGCTCAAAAACAGAAAGAAAGGTGGAATACATATGGTATACACAGTTAAATTAGATAGCTCTGACGACAAAGTATTTAATCTTATGCAGTTTGATTCTATGGCTTTTGACATGGAATGTAAACTTGTCGTTTGCACAGATGATCTAAAAGTGGTTAAATCAGCATTTACAAACTTCAAAGAACTAGACATCTACAGAGATGATGTGCAGATTGCAACTTATACATGCTTTAACAATTACAAGGAAATCTCTTTACAACAGGGATTATATAACAACACAAATGGAGAATGGGAAGATGCACTGATTGTATCTCTTACAAGAGCGAATATTGTAGAACAAGTGCAACGACTTGATGAAAAAGTTAATCAGGTTGTTGATATTAATGCTCTAAGCCTTGATGAATACAAGAACTATTTACAGGAGAAAAACAAAACTGCTCTCGCTGAGTTCTTAGCAGATCAGAGCGTGGAATTCAATGGTAAGCCTTATGGAGTATCTGAAGAAGATCAGAATGAAATGGCTCTGAACTTTATGCAGTATCAAGCTCTTACTACTGCTGGTCAGCAAGTAACTCTTGAATGGCATAGTAAGAAGAGTGCGTGTGAAACATTCACTACTGAGGAATTTGTGCAGTTAACAGCAATGATCAAGGCATTTGTCTATCCTTACTTTCAGCAGATGAATGTCATCAAACAACAGATTTTCAGTTCTACTAGCAGAGAAGAATTGGACAAGATTGAAATTAAGTATGAAGTAATTCCTGTGCAGTCAACAGAACCTACTACTCCTTCAGATGGAAAAGATTCAACTACGACTGATAAGACAGATGAAACAGGAAAAGATTCAGTTACGACTGAAGAATAATTAGTTTAACAGAGAAAAGGAGAGTTTTAATATGGAAATGACAAATATGCAGGCAGATATGATCTTAGGACAGTTAAATACAATTTATGCATTCCTTATGAAAAACAGTGAATTAGTACCATGTACTTTAAGTGCTGGGCTTGCCAAGAATATTAGAAAGATTCAAGGAGAGCTGAAGGAATATTTTGAAGAAAAACACAAACTCTTACAGAAATATGATATCACTACTGATGCCCAGATCAATGGTACAGAGAACGGGCAGAAATTCTTAGCAGAGTTTAATCCTTTAAGCATGGAAAACTCAGGGGTTGAGTTCCATAAGATGAGAATGACTTTTAGCGAAGTTTGTGATGTTATTGAGAATTGTCAAGGAATTCTTGAGGGAGACATCATGATTTTACAGCTTATTTGTAAAGATGAAAGTGAGAACGAAGATCAAAAAGAAGGTGAATAAATAAAATGCTACATGTAAAGAAGTCATGTAAATATCTTGTCCTATTTTTCATTGGGGCATTTGCTTATTGTGGAATTGAGATCATCTGGAGAGGATACACACACTGGACAATGGGAGTGTTAGGTGGTACTTGCTTCATTCTTATTGGACTGATCAATAACAGCCGCTTTTTCTACCATCTTATGCCCTTTCGTGAGCAAATGGTTCTCGGAGGATTGATCGTTACTGTGATGGAATTTATTGCAGGTTGTATTTTAAATTTATGGCTAGGCTTAGGCATTTGGGATTACTCTCAGATGCCTTTTAATCTGTGTGGACAGATTTGCTTGCCCTATACAGTGCTGTGGATTTTGCTTAGTGCAGTATGCATTGTTTGGGATGACTGGCTGAGATATAAGTTATTTGGAGAAGAAAAACCAGAATACATATGGTGATTTTAGTTGAGAAAGAGGAGTGATTTTATGTATTAAGTAGGAAGGTAAAAGACATGAGTGAATTAGAAACGATTATAAAATTTTTATCTCAACATGGAAGTGCATTGGTAGTTTTTATTTTTGCGGTTCTTTTGTTTTTAGATAAATTTTTTGGCACTGTGAGTAACTTAATTGAGAGATTTGGGCTTGAAACAAAAGCAACTCTGGAACGCAAGCATCAGAAAGAAGTTATTGAAAAGCAGGAAGAGATAATCCGACAACATACTAAAACATTAGCCAAGCTAACAGAGATACTTGACAATCAGAATAAGAATGTTCAAGAGATCAAGAAAATGGTTAGCGAACAAGCAGAAATGTTAAGTGAACAAAGGGTAAATATGAATAGGTTATTCCAACACACTGCTGAATTAGCTCAGAAATTAGATGATGCCTGTGGCACTGATACAGCATTAGTGAATGGAGTTGCTGCACTATTAAGAGACAGAATCAAACAAGCTCATAAATACTATAAAGATAAAGGTGGAATCTCGCCTACGGGTTTAGAGAACATCGAAGCCATTTATGTAGTATATCACGATCAATTGCACCAAAATGGTGTCGGAGAAAAAATGTATAACGAAATCAAAGCATTGCCTATCAAGAGTGAAGAAACATTCTGATAGGTATTTTTAATTGCAAAGGAGGATTGCATTATGAACAAATTTAAAGAATTTTTAGCAAGCATTAACTGGAGTGAAGTTAAACCACATACTGTTGTAAGTCTGATTTTACAGATTCTTGCGTGGATCAATATGGGATTAACTGCGGCAGGCAAACCAGTGATTGACGTACATGAAGATGTGATTAACCAGATTGTAGGTTGGGTATTTGTATTTGGTACTTCTGCTTATGGCAACTGGAAGAATCATAGCTTTACTTGGTTTGCACAGACAGGAGATAAGATTGCTTACGCATTACGTGATGGTAGATTAACCGCTGATGAAATTGATCAGATCATGGAAAAGGTTGCAGATAAAGACGTAATTGTAAAGGTTGATAAAGATTTATTTGAGAAAGAATTAGACGATGCCGCAAAAGGTAAAGAATCTGATGACATTGTTGGATAATTTGCTAAGTGAGTAATTAGTAATTGAATAATTGGTTGTTGGGCAGTTGCTGTTATGGTGACTGCTCTTTTAGGTAAAAGAAAGGAAGTTTGATATTTATGGCATTAAAATTCAAAACAAGAACGGCTAAAAGTGTGAGCTATGGAAGTAAACGTAGCACGAGTTCTATTAAGTTTATTGTAATCCATTTCACAGGTGGGGAGAAAGATAGTGCAAAGAATAACGCAGATTATTTTGCTACTGGTAACACTAGATCTGCTGGCGCACATTATTTTATTGATGATGAAGATATTGTATGGAAATCTGTTCCTGTTAACAGAATAGCATGGGCGGTTGGAGGTTTCTTCACTCAAGCAAATGGGGCAGGAAAATATTATAAAAACTGCACAAACGCAAACAGTCTGAGTATTGAAATGGCAGGTGTAGCTAATGGCGTTTCTAAAAAGACATACAATAATGCTGTTGCATTAACAAAAAAACTAATGAAAAAATATAATATCCCTGCTAGTCATGTTATTCGTCATTGGGACACAAATGGGAAACGGTGCCCAGAACCTTGGTGTGGAAAAAATAATAAACAGTGGGCTAAATTCAAAGCAGACATTTCTGGTTCTACAGTAGTAAAATCAAAAGCATCTTCTAAGTTCAAATCATACAAAGTGAAAGTAACTGCTTCTGCTCTTAACATCCGTAAGACTGCTTCTACTTCAGGTGCTAGAGTAGGATCATATAAGAAGGGAACAACGGTAACAATCAAAGCCGTCAAAAACGGTTGGGGTAAAACAAGTAAAGGTTGGATTAAACTGTCTTATACAAAGAAATGCTAAGTGGTATGAAAAAATATGAGAAACAGTTATGATTGATCTGGCGATCAGTCGGTATTTTCTTTATTGGTTTTCTTTGTCACTGATAAAGAAATGTTACTCTCTGCTGCGGAGAGGGTAAATATGAGCAGAATAAAAATTTAAGGGTACATCAGATCAATTTCTGGTGTACCCTATTTTTTACGATTTTAGAACATTGAGTTTTGTTGTTCGAGTGCTACTAATAATGCACCCATTGTCATTGGTTTAATCTTTTCTCCATCTTGAAGTTCTGATTGGTCTATTGGAGAATCTTCATTAATGAAGTCGTAATTTGTGTAAACTGTTACTCCGTCAATCTCTTTGCATCAAACTGCTACAATATAGTCATTTCCAAATTCTAAAATATCTTGTTTTAGATCTGCTATAAGCTCTGAGCTTTCATAGATAATGTGAGTGTCATTTTGATTAATTAATGCCATATTGTTTCTCCGTTCTGATACTTTACGCTTGTATGGTGTAGCTTCTCTTCCATGTAGGAACTTTCTCAGATGCATATTGTGCGCCCATAATATAATTCAAATAATCTTCATCAACTTTTGCAATCTTCCTTTTCATATGATTATCATTATATGAAAATGCATAAAGCATCATTCCGTGTAAAATCTTATCACCAGGGAATACGTGCCGTGATGATTCATGTCTCATAAACCTATTGGCTTTTTGATACTCATTCATAACATTTTTGCGAATATTGGTCATACATGTCATATTTGCATGTTGTTCGATAGATGTGAGAATCATAGGATATGGTTTCTTTAGGCGTGTGCTGATTAATTGAAAAGCACAATTCAAAAAACCGAGAGACCATAATACTTTCTCTCGGTCTGTTGCTTCTGGTTCCTCATCAATCTTACCACCTAACTTCATGTGTTCGTAAAATTCATCTCTTTCTTTTTTATTTGAATAGAACATTGTATAACTCCTTTTCTGTGTGAATTGACAGTTATACGCCTTGCGTTACGGTTTAATTAAAGAAAAAGTAATATTACATCTTCTTATATAAATTTCAAAACACCATGTGTTATGGTTGATAAAATTGTAGTTTTATATGCAAAAGCAACCCACATGTAAATGTCATTTTTTGTTTATTTTACTCATAAAATTAACATTCCACTATGACCCTATTACTCTAAAAATATCATTAGTATACTTTAGATTCCAATATGGAGCGATTAAAATATGTGGGTTACTTTCTTTATAACCATATTAACACCAGAAATAATACATGTCAATATAATTTATTCTACTCTACACATATCATCTATTTCATGCTCAGACAAGTATAAAGGAAGCCCACATTTCTTGTCAAAGAATGAAAGGATATATTCTGTAGAATCAATTCTAGCTCCATATAAGACTGTTTTCACAGGCGTCTGAGAGTCGATTTCTGTAAGTTGTACTGTGTCACCTATATGGAATAATCCGCACTCTGTATTGAGTGTCTGAGTGCTTTCGTTGTATTCGTATATTCTCATTATGTTGTTTCACTTTCTTTTATAGTTGTATATCTATGTCTTCTATCTCTGTTTTAAATCCATCTGGCATATCAGTTACCACAAGTTGTCTTATCTCTTGTAATTTTCTTTTGTTTTCTTCTATTTCTTCATGAGTTGGGCACCAGAAAGCTCTTGTGAAATTCTTCGAATCTTGTTCATTTAAATGTATTGTTTCAACTTTCCTATTCATAGCGACACCTCCTTAGCTGTTTAAGCAGCTCTGTGATTTTAATAAGTCTGTGTACTCTCCGCAAATATACCATGTGCCAGATGATGGAATGTATTTTAGTATCTTCGTCTTTGTAGAGATGTTGAATCGTTCTAACACTTCTATTCTGCTTTTGTAATATTCTACTTCACGTTCTTGTCTTGCTGAGTTGGTTTCTTTTCTAGTACCCTGTAGAAGTAATTCTCTGATGTGGAATTTTTGAAGCTTACCATAAGAATCTAACATGGACATCCAGATGTCAGGAGGTGTGTCTCCTGAGATGTTAACCCTCTTGGTTGCTTTTGGAATGTTTGTTGTATTGTACATTTTATTTCACCTCTTGAGTATTATAGCACGAACATGTGTTTGGTGTAAAGATTGTTTTGTTTATGAGTATGCGAAAATATTCTTTGGATGTTGTGTTGTAAGAATACTTTAGTATAACCAAAAAAACGTAAAAAAAATAAACCACTCGAAAGTGATTTCAGTTAATTGCTGAGGAATAATTGTATCGCACATACAGGATTTCCTCCTTCTATTTTTTTAAAAACTACTTGACATTTTTTTAAATATACTAAAATAATGGTGTTTGCATTAGCCCGCAAAGAATTCTAACGAAAATTCCAAACAAACGTTCTGATACCTTGGTTGATACCCTTCTTAAAATAAGGTGCTAGAAACCACGTATTTATGCGGGTTTGAGAATACTCTTGCGGGTTCGACTCCCGCCTGGTGCGTATTTTAATTCTTTATAAAGCATGTATTTATGCGGGGTTCAGGACTTTACGTGAACAAACGTTCTGATACCCTGTGATACCTTTACTAATAGATTAAACTTACATTGCTTTGTATAAATTAGAAACTATTTCTTTCTTTTTGTCTATGGATGAAAGATCATATGTGTAGTTCTTTCGATTTACTTTTTCGGTATGTCCAAGCAATGAAGCTGCGACTACTGAAGAAACTCCAGAAGTTCTCATTTCTGAATTGACAGTTCTTCTAATGTCATGAATCGTTCTTCTTTTAATTCCGGATTTTTCACATCGATATCTTAAGCAATCAGCAATCGCTCCACAATGAATTTTTCCGTTTTCTCCTGAAAATATAAACTCATTAAAATATCCGTACTTAAGTTCTTGCTTTTTTACTTCATTTAATATTCGTTTTATATCGTCCGTTAATGGAAATAGTCTTTCTTTTCCTGTTTTTGTTTTAGCGATATAATATCTTTTTTCTTTTCTATCGAGTTTTTCGGAATATTGAATCAGTATACACCCTAAGTCTTCTCTGATATTTGACCATTTTAATCCAGTAAGTTCTCCTATTCGCATTCCAGTATAAAACGCCAATTCTACTGCATACAATGGTATATAATTTGGAGTTTTCTTCTGATCTTCTTTAATGACATTTAAAAGTATTTCTACTTCGTGTTGTGGAATAACTCTATCATCGAGTAGTGGTATGGATTGATTACAAAACCTTAAAAATGCTTTAGGCTCAATATATTCACAAGGATTTTCAGTAATCTCTTTTTTTATGCGAGCATGTTTAAATACACCTCTAATATACCCAAACAAAGCTTTTGCTCCTTTTTCTTTAAGGTTGTACTTTTTTACACATTTTACCATAATTTCCGTGATATCTTCTTCAGTAATACTTCTTATGTCCATGGATTCAAAGGAACCATCTTCAAAAAATCTTGTGTAATCAGAATTATACTTTAGTAAAGTGTTATTAGATACGCCATATCGAACTTGTTTTTCTTCCCATTTTCTCCACCAATCTTTAAAACTATGACCAACTTGTTCTTTGTAATAATCGACTATTAAATTTTCAATCTCCTTTTTAGAATTTCTTTTTCTAGGAACTCTACCCTTTTCTTCATCAGGAAGATAAGTATGCCATTTGCCATCCTTACTTTCCCAAATACTATACGGATGCTGTTCTAAAATTTCTTTTCTTTTATTCATATTTACTGCATCCTGTATGTGCGATAAATCAATTATACCTTGCTCAATGGCATAATTCAATATTTCGCTATTCATTGGTTTTTCTATATTAAAATCTCCTTTCACACTGGGTAATTCATCTTACCCAGTGTATATACAAAATATCATCAATCATCAAATAAGGATTTATGCTACTTTATTCTGCCCTTCAATATATCCTACAAGTTCTTTGAAGTATGGCACATTGTCTAACATCCACTGGCAGAAGATTCTCCAATCCTTTACTGGATGTGTCTTTCGTGAAAAATACATATTTAAAAGCACTTCATATGTAAGAGAAAGATTTGCTGTGATATTATATCCCATAGGCAACATTTCAAGAATTGCATTCCAAATACTCTTATCCTTTGTTGCATTGTACTCATCTTTAAGTTCATTTAGTAACTGAATAGTATTTTCTGTATGTTGCTTAACTTTGTAACCAAGCGTGTTTTCAACGTCTGAAGTATTACTTTCATCATGGCTTGATAATGAGAATTTCTCAATTACAACATCAATACCTTCATGAGAAAAACTATCTAAGTCAAACTCTTTTTTATGAATTGTGTGCATCTTAGAGCAACTACATCTTGTTGTTCCAACTTTATATGTATCTGCCTGCGCCCACCATGTGTGATGAGATGTAATTCGTAATCCAACTGGCAGTGATCGTAAGGCTTTTCTGTGATCCTTTCCTGCTCTTGCAAGTCTTTTAAATAAACCTAAATCCTTCTCTCCCATACAAAAACATGGATGCCAGATTTCTACGTTTCTTTCTTTATCATATTCTGTTGTATGTCCAATGTAGCTATCACTTAAATGCCAACTATCGTATGCGTTTCTAGCTCCTTCAATAGCAAACATCCACTGATCTGGACTTGGGAATACTGGGTGTTCAATTTTAATCATATATAATTCCTCCTACTTTAAATATGAAGAGAATACCAATTTCTCTTTGCCTTTATCATCAACTGTTACATATCCGTGGACATTAGGCGGATGCCCTGACCAACTGATATAGATTTTATAATAATATCTCGTACAATCAACATATTTACGTGTCACAATACAGACATATCCTTTATTCATGAAGTCTTCTAATACTGCAATACAAGAATCAAGTGATTTGCTAGTGTCGCAAGACATTGGTTTTGTCGTAAAATACACTTCTGTTTTGCCATCCGTCTGTGCGGTTTCCCATATATCATTTACTAAGTCGCCATATAGGTCATCAAATATTTCACTTAATTGTGCCTCGGACTGTTGCCGTGAATACTCTTTCATATCCACAGCATTGATCAGTCCTTTTGTTTGTGCAAAATAATTCATTTATTTACCCGTACTTCCAATTCCGCCAGTTCTTTTAGTTGTTACAGCTTCTTTATCGGCTACACCATAAGGTAGGAAAACTCCTTGTGCAAATGCATCACCTTTCTTGAGTTTCAGTGGTTCATTGCCATGGTTCTCAACCTTGATAAAGATATGTCCTTCATTGTCTGCATGGTAGTAGTCACCGTCAATTACTCCTGTACCGTTACCAATTCTAGCCTGTGCCTTGATGCCCAAGCTACTTCGAATGAACACTAATAACACCCATCCTTTTTCAATCTTACATCTGATTCCTGTTGGAATAACTCGTGCATCTCCTGGACGAATTGTAATATCTGCTGGACTAATGAAGTCATGTCCTGCGGAGTCAACTGTTTTACGATAAGGTAATTTTAAGCCACCATAGATTGATTCTTCTGGATATCTAATCATCTGTTTCTCCCAGTCCTGTATGAACTGATCAAACGATACTTTCTCAAACTCTGCAACTTTCATTAATCCGCTTTCTGTTAATAATCCCATATATGTATTTCCTTTCCATTTTCTTTGTGCAACTTTCACAAAATTTCGTGTTTTATAATTAAGTCTATTTATTTTGACTTCTATATAATCTTTCAACTGATTTAATTTACTTTGCTTTCCATAAGCAACATATATTTTAGTTCTCATTACTATTCACTAAGCATCAGAGGTAATCCAACTTCGTTATAATAAGAATCCTCAAAAGTCATTTCTGGTTCGTCTTTGTACTGTTCTTTTAATTTTTCAACCAATAGATCTTTCTGTTTTTTCACTTCATCTTCAGTACCATGCACAATTAAACTTACATTACCGTCATATACACCATCATTAAATGTTTCAACTTCGATCATATATAACTGACGATCTGTGTTAAGACTTGACTTTTTAGCTGCCAGATACAGATAATCTTTTGGCAATTTATATTTCTTGAGCAGCTTGTCCACATCTTTAATGAAATTAAGCTTGTGTTTTTCTTCTTTAATCTGCTTCTGTAAGTCTGCGTTTCCTACGTTTCTTTTATCGTTTTCAGTCATCATTACATTATTTGTACTCATAGTAAATTCTCCTTGCGTAGTTCATTTTCTGTGTATCGACAATATTCATCCCATAATCCTTTAGCATGAATATAATTTTTGCCTTTCAATCCCATCTTCTTCTGTTCTGCTTTCAAGTCTTGGAATGTAAACTTGCGTGAACATATCTTTTCTTTTAAGAATCTAGTTGCAATCCGCCCTACCTTATACATCTCCTCACGCTTCAAATTTGCAGTTAATTTCTTGTAAGTATTCAATTCATCATCTGGAATTTTATAAGGTGTTTTTGGCAAATTTTTCAGTGAAAAAGGTGAGATATATTTGCAAGTTCCATCATCACGGATTCTACTCTTCTGTGCCTTCAACAACTCGGCAACAGTATCCAGATGTTTCACATCAAATCTAAACAACACTTCTTTATCAGTTTCTTCTATACAATAAGGAATATCTTCGTCTATCTCTCGAATTGCCTTTATAATGTTATGCCCTCTTATTAATGAGGGGATATAAGCTACAAGGGTATATTCGCCTCTATGCTTGCCTTTGCCATAGTAATATATCTGATTACCAAATGAGCATTTTATGTACAAATCATCAAAGCTAGGATCTATTAATCCTGCATCAGTTCTAGGAAAATCATTAGTATCCATGTTGTATGCTGCTACAACACGATACTTTCCAAAATATTCTTTACGCTGTAAGAAATTAGCCGTAGTAATTCACTCCTTATTTAGTTGATTTAGTTGTCTTAGGTGTAATACCTGTTGGCGGTGCATCATTTGTATTTTTGTATACATCACGCACCATCTTCTGAATTGTTCGCAGACTCAAGCCATATGAGAGCTGTAACTCAATAACCGCTTTGGAAAGTTCTTCCATTACTCTTCGTCCTCCTCGCCTGTAATAATGTCATCATTATCTTCATCAGACTTATCGTCTAATTCATCGATCTCATCATCAATTTCTTCTCGTTCCTGTTCGAGAAATTCAATCTTTTCTTCATTGTCATCAATCAATTCCTGGAGTCTAGCAATATCAAGTTTGCGAATAAGGAATCCGCCTGCTACCATAGCACCAAGAAATGTGCCAATGGCAACAGTTCCAAAATTGCAAAGCATAAACTGCCATAAGTGTAATTTAATCATCTGTATCCTCCTCGTCATCTGGGTAATTTTGTAGTTCAAACTCTTCCTCTAACTCAAACTGCTCAGAATCGTAATAGCAAGGGTCGTTCAACTGAGCGTCTGGGTTAGGTGGGTTATACTTAGGATTCATCGTCACGTCCTTGATTTTCAAGGATTTCTGTGTATACATCTTTATCTTTTCTTTTTGATGCTATTAAATCAGCAATATGCATATCCCATAAGTTGTGATATTTTTTTGATCCGAAGCGTTTTGCCCATTTTGTTTCTGTTTTAGTACCGTTGGGTTTCCACTGGAACGGTAACATGTGGTAATTAATATAGAAAGCAATGTCTCCTATATTATGATTTACAAATAAAGAATGCTGATTTGCAATCTCATAAACTAACATCATATATGCCCCAATATTTTCGTGTCCGTAATAGTGCGCCACACCATCTTCATCGAATGTCTGAGTATATAATTTACCCATATCATGATATTTTGTAGCCACTAACACTGAATAATCGTTATGAATCTTTTTTGAAAAATCATAGGCATCTGTCATATGTTTACCAAGAGATTCCATATGATACGGATTCTTCTGGTCGAAGTCGTTATATACTTCTGGAACCCACGTACTTTCAATCTCAGCAACACATCCTTGTTTATCTTCAATGTGGTCAATAAATTCAATCTTATCCCATCCTTCTTCACGGAATGGAATCTGGAATTTTCTCGCCTGTTTATCAATTACATATTCTGAGACTGGATGCTCTCTGCCAACATTATCTCTTTTACATTCATCAATCGGCTTTACGATAACCACGCAAACTTTCTCGCAATCAATTTCTTTGATAATATTGAGAATGGCTCTTCTGGATTTCATAGTAATATTCGTTGCTTCTGCAAATACGTCAATACCATTTTTAAGATACTTGGCAATCAGGCTATGAAATGTCTGAAATACTTCTTTATTTTTGGACTGATCTTCCACACTTCCGCAAATATTTGCTCTAATGGCATCTGTTGATAAAATAATACATTCACTATTGCGATTATTTGCTACGATGCTTGTGTGTTGTGACTTACCAGATGCTGATAAGCCACACAATAATGTAAGTCTTGGTTTTCTTTCGCTCATAATTCTCCTTTAATCTAATCATGGATATCAATTACTGTAATAAATCCATTCATGTTGTCTTCCAATGCTTTCGCATATTTATCATCAAAATTTTTATCTTCTATAAATGAATTACCATTCCAACTGCTTCTTGCTACCGCAGAACCATCTGGTAGGATATAGATATAGCATCCAAGATCATCTAAATTTAAAACATCTTTCAGTTTTGCTCCATCAACTCTAATGTATCCGTCAGAAATTCCTAAACTTGAAAACCAATCTTCTTCACTGTACATAAAGCTTGGTGTTATATGTTTCTGTAAAGTAGACAATAAACTACACCAGAATAATCTGCCATTTCTTGGATTGTGTCCACACAACATCCAATTATATGTATTGTCATTTTCATCAACTTTTAATTTTAGTTGGGCTTTATATCTGCCACCAATCTGGTACCAATCCCATGTAAACGGAAGATGTTCTACTTCCTCATATGGCATATCTTCTGGTATATTCTCCCAAAATTCAACGCCATTATATGGCTGCAAAATTTCTGCAATTTGGTTTTCGGTTGGTAGTTCTTTTGTCAATAAATGTACGCAATAATGCAATCTTGTATCTCCTTTTCTTATTTCAAAGTCAAATTTTATTTCTTGTATTCAAGTGTCATTTTGTGATGTTCGCTAAAACAAATTGTTTGATACCTTAATGCTCCAATCCTACTAATGTATGATCCTTCATATGGCTTGTCTACGGTTTGCTCCATACTAACTTTGTTATGACCTGCATTTGAAAGGAACGTATTGACCTGAGCATTTCTTTTAGTACATGCACCACACAAACATAACTGTTTGATTTCTATAGAATTTGGTTTATTAGAGCAGAATCTACTAAAATATCCATTTGTTTCTACGAATGGCAAGGCAACATCATAATGTTCATCGGTACATTCGCAGCCGCAGAAGTCACAATAATATTCTTCAACTTCTTTCACTTCTGTTCTCTTCATTAGCACCCTCCATATTACACACTCCAATTTTATTTAACTGTGTAAAAATATCTTCATACACTTCGTGATTCACTACTTCCATAATATCTTTGACCATTTTATTTATTTGAATAACATTTCCACTAAATGAATTCCCTGTAGCTTTGATTTCATATCGATAAAGATTTGGGCTAACTGGTTTAACGATAAAATAATTATCAAATACAGATCCTTTTGGGACTAATGTATAATCACCAGACCAAAAACCATTATCAATATACACGTCTTCACTTGCGCTTTTTAAACGGCAGTCCCGATAATTCTTGCCTTTAATATAACTTTTAAGCTTTTCTAAATCTTCCAATTTAATGCATCGATATCTACCAGTCTTTTCATCTCGCACTTTCCCATATTTCTTCACACGAAGAGTTACACCATCTGTAACTCTGTAAACATCTTCGTATTCCGATTTAATAATCTCTTCCATATTTCTCCTTTCTGTGCTATAATTAATTTGCACATAAATCAACTTAGTTTGAAAACGGTGTAATTTTGTATACGAGATACCACTTCTTTGTCGAGGTGGTATCTTTTTTGTACACAAAACATTTATTTTATGAATCCTGTTTTACTGGAATCCATTCAGTAACTGGAACCATCTTTTCTACTTTCTTCACTTCATATGGCTGATCATCAATTTCATTTTTTTGATATTCTGTTAGCCCCTTAAACCAATCAATCGCAAAATATTTGTCTCGAATTTTAATAATGCTTGTCATTGGCTTAACCCATCTCAAGTCATCTCCTGAAATCTCATCCACATGTATGTGCCGATAATCATAAATTAATTCTTCAATTTCATCGGTATCGAGAGATTTGTCTTCACTGAGCCTGTCATAAACACTATCAAGAAAACCATCTTTCTGACTGGTTTCATCTGTAATCATTTAATCACTCACTTTCTGTTGTTTGACTTTACAATATAATTTCATGACCACACTGTGGGCAGAAAATATATTTCTTAAACCCTACGACATGTCTTATACCATCATATTTGATATCAGATATGTCGAATTTTAACGTGGCACCACATCTATCACATTCAACTTTTTGTTTAGTGCCTTCTTTCAAAATCTTAATCATCTTTCTCTACCTCAACTGCTATTAGATGTTTGCACTGTGGGCAAATGATATAGTTTGGTGGGTATACTGGTTTGAAGGTTCTGAAATCAATCGTACGCTTTGGTTTATCTTTAATATCACTTTTCTCGTAACTCAACTCCGCACCACAATTTTCACAAGTGCATTGTTTTCGTGTTCCTCTTTCTAAAATTTCAATCATTGGTCTCACCTTCCCCTCATATTTGGCATACTCCATCATCAACATTCTCAATTGTAATTTTTGATACGTAAGTAATTGAATGCCAAAATATTCTTCAATAAAAGCAACTATATCCATAAATACAACTACCTTTCCTTGATTTTCTTCATTTTTCTCAAATTTCTTAAAATCGCATCGTCCAAAACCCTTGTAAAATAAGGGTTTTTTGACGGTCAATTTTGCGATAAAATATTTCTTTTATGTAATTAGTAGATTCCAACTGCTTTTCCTGATACGATCTTTCCGTCTTCGGTGCAATAATCAATTGTTTCGATGTTGATATCTCCAATTGGTCTGCAAGAATCTGATTTATCATTCACAACAATCATATCGTCTGGAAGTTTTTCTAATAATTTTTTTACATCTTTTACAGTTAAACATGTTTCTTCAAAAACCATATTCATATCTTTAGCTGTTAAATTTTTATCTGCCATAAATCCTCCTTAACAAATTCTCACAACTCCAAATTCGTACAATCCTATACCATCCTCAAGTGCAATAGTGTCGTGTTCTGTCGTAGTAATAAATTCATTATCTATGCCAACAACTGGCATATGATCTGGATATTTACCTAGCTTTTTCTTAAGCTGTCCAACTGTTATATAATTTGGTTCTTCCATTACAATCTCACCACTTTCTTATCTGCTAACTCTTTTACTCTATCAGTCAAAGTTACTGCCACCACATGCGTTCCCATATAAGCATCAAGAGCTTCGCCAATTAAATTGTATCCTTCATCAATAAGAACATGATCATAATTCATTCCATACTTGTTCTTACATTCTTCTACAGTCATAGGCACTGGAATAATTAAGTCAAGATCGTTTGCTTTGTCTAATAATAGCTTGACCTGTGAATGATTCTGCACAATAATCGGATACTGTGTTGTAGCACTCGTATAGAGTAATTGTGTAGTTTTGCCTGTTGCTCTATCTTTAATAATCAGTGTTGTTTGTTTATTTGTCATAGCTAATCTCCTTCTATATAAAATATCTCTGAAGCACATCTTTGAATCTTAGAGGACTATCAACAATGGTCCGTGAATACTGAAATTGTCTTAAAAAATTCATAACAGTTCTAGCATCTGCACCACTTAAAGGAATAAATTTTACATATTCAGGTCTCCCAGCAATACATACGACTGCCCACGAACGCTCTGAATCATGAAACCCAACGTCAACTGCTACGTCAGTAATTTCGTTGTACATCTTCTTCATTTCTTCATTCTGCTTTGTTGAAATCTGACACTGACGAGCCGCCTCATTGCAGTTGTTTGTGGAAAATCTTAATGTAGTGTTACTTTCATTAATTTCATTTTTTAAGGCATCAATATCTGGTTGCAGGATTTCTAACAACCATATTCTAATTTTCTCTTTTAATTTCTGAAACAATTAACTCTCCTTTTATATTTCACATGATCCATTTAATCCATATGGTTCATAGCACAAGCCGCTTACCCAAACCCAGTTATCGTCTTTGTATATGAGGAATTCAACTGTCTCAAAATCACAACAACTGTCACTATCTTTATCTTCACGAACTGCATATACAGTGATTGGTTTCTTAGGTGTTGGAGACCTGCCAATTTCTTGTATCTTAAACATCTGAATCCTCCCATACTACGTTGACTTTGAACCCTAATTCCTTTAAAACATCTGTAAAATCATCAACATCTAATTTATGGTTTTCTATTT